CAAGAACATTCCTGGGGAACGTGACCAGTAGTAGGTTGCAGCGGTTGCACCGTTAACAAGGTCAGCAAGAATCTCACGGTCAATCTCAAGAGCGATTTGCTCGGAGAGGATTGAAGTAAGTTCTACCTCTGCATCCAAGTTGTGGTAAGCGTTGAGGTCTTGACCCAATTCGGGTGTCCACTTCGCTTTCAACTTCTTGGTTTGTGCAGTAACAGCAATACTGTCGACCTTAATGTCGATTTCAGGGATAAGCTCAGAACCTTCAAGTCCCCACTCGGCAGTACCAGCAACGGAACCAAGTCCTGTGCCAGCTACCCAAGCGTCCTTCACAGGGAAGGAAGCGGTCATGTGGACCCAACCGACTGGAATTGCTGCAGCTGCGGTATCGAGGCTCGAAATCCAATACTGTTGAATATTACCACTAGCACCGGTGACCTGCGTCAAACGACGAAGTTGCTCGGTGTTAGCATTGGTAAGACTCAAACCGGTTACGGCCGCAAGATCTTGAACACTTGAAGAAACAGCACCTAGGTTGTTATAATCTAGGTTCGTATTAAGAGCCGATTGCGCAATATCAACCCGGACAATCCAACGCGCGGTAGCTGAAGAGCTAAGAGCGAGGAGATCAGGATCAAATTGGATAGTCTTTTTCTGGGCAACCGTAGATCCAGTCAAACTGAATACACTAAGTTGAACCGCAGAAGAAGTAACAGCTGTTGAACCGGATGGAGATGCATATGCATAACCGCGGGCACCAACTGTGCGAGGACCACCTAGGTCACCTTTGAGGGTACCCAAGAGTTCAACACCACCGGTAATTTGTGAACCAACCTGATCAGTACCATAAATGGACTTATCAGCGATGTTTCCAAATCGACTGTTTAATGTACCTGAAGAACCAAGATTTGGTGAGAACACAAAATCCAGGAAGAAAATAAGCCCACTAGGTAGACTCATTGGTTGAACCGAAACGAGATCGTTTGCGATTAGTCCTGCGAATACACGACGAACGATTGGGAATGCTACGGCTGCAAAGCCCTCAACATCTCCTGCGCTCATTGAACTGGATTCGCGAAGCAATTCTTTAGCCTGATTCTCTAAGAGTCGAGCCATAGATTGCTTCTTACGGTCACTTGTCAGTCCTTCTAAAAGTCCTGTGCGCTCCCACTTTGATAACAAAGCGTGACCTTCTGCGCGCATATCACGATTGACTACACCTTCGGTGAGTCTTTCAATAATACTAGCCATTTTTAAATACCTCCTTAATTGTATATTATATATCGGACATTAATTTTACTTAATGCCTGCTAGTTGTTGCAATCGTTCCGAAATTGGATCGACTGCAGTGCTCTCTTGACGAGTAGCACGAATTACAGAAGAACGACGGCCGATAGCTTCGCTTAGTGATTGAGGGCTACGTTTTGGGGTAGCGTGCACTGTGCTTTGAAGTGTATCGTATATCATCTTTGCTTCTGTAACGGAACCAGCTTTAGAAATCGCTTCGACAATTCTTGTTTTTTGTCGCTCATTCAAGGAGGTATTTCTAAGCACCCGGTTCTTGTACAGTAAATGTCCATTTGACAAATTGGTTTCGACTAATGTCTCTTTCAATTCACCCAAGACTTGTTTATATTTTAAAATTTGTTGTTTGAGTTGTTTGTTTTCAAAAGTCAACTCTTCTTGTGCCTTTTTAAGAAGATCTAAATCTTCCATTGCGTCGGTACTACGGCGTGCAGCAAGACCCTTTTCCATTTCCCACTTGACAGCTTCGGCACTTCGGCCGGCCCAGCCGGATAGCTCTGCAGACATGTCAACAGTTAGGCGTTCCATAACGGCGTCGAGGAGTTCGTCAGAGACTTCTTGGTCTTCTTCGAGTCCAGCGGCCGCCATGGCATCTGAATCTGCTTTTTCTTCTTCTGCTTCGTCGTCTATAGTAATAGACTCTTCTTCCTCTTCGATAACTTCGTCAGCGCTGGAAAGTAGCTCTACTAAATCTTCTTCAGTAATTTCGATTTCTTCGGCGGTCGCGGCTTCTTGTTTAAGATCTTGAATGGCTTCTTGTAGGGCGCCAAGGTTTACATTAAATTCTACCTCTTCTCCTTCTTCAGGAAAAGACTTAAGATTCTTACCTTCTTCATCTGCAAGATTATCAGTCGCAGCAAGAGGGATTTCGTCTTCCGTCACCTCTTTATATTCAGGGGTGGGTTCGGCACCCATCGAATCTGCCATTGGGTCTGCCATGGGATCAGCCATGGGGTCAGCACCAAAATCAGTTTGTACAGCGTCCAATTCATCCTGCTCGAGCAGGTTCTCAATAGTTTGTTTTACTTCGTCAGAATATTTGTCAACGATAGCAGCTTCTGCATTTTTAAGCGCAGCTTCTTTCAAAGCCTTGGCGTCGACGATAGCCTCTTTAAGCAAATTGGACATGTAGATGTCTCCCGGAAAGGTGGTTATTCAGAATAAATAGTATTACAAAAAGCGAAATGACTTATTTGTTTAGAGCCATGGCTTTTCTATCGTTATCCGAGGTTGTTTTATGAGTAAGTCGATGATATATCTTGTGATTAGTTTCCAGAGCCAGTGACATAAGGGTTTAACTGATCGAATTCCCAAACGGTTGTAAAACTGGCTGCGCCTGGGTAGTTATTGGCAAGCAGTCCAGTATCGGCTGACTTGAAGAACAGTGCGACGACAGAGCCAGTTCCGAATGAGAAACTTCCAGTTACGTTGTTTCCGTGGAGAGAACCAACTTTAGTTTGAATATTTACTCCACCTACTATTTTGGAACCTGGCCAAGATGATGCGGTAATCTGTCCTACGGTAGAAAAAGCGTTGGCGAAGGTTTGTCCCTTAAGCGCGTTTACATCTCCAACTCTTAATTGCCATTGCGGTTGTCCTCTAGATGGATCTTGTTTGCCTGCGAGGGAGGGCATATGATACATGATGCTTATAAGACGTCCAGAGAACGGAGTTATCATGCAATTGACATTCGACGGAGTGGCACTTACCGCTACTGCGTTGCCACCGATTGAGACATATCGTCCAGCGAGGGCGGCGCCGGCGTCATCCAAGGTAAAGCCTGTTCGTATATGCTGAACCATTCTGCCGCGAACACCGCCAAGCCCAGCGTCACTGGAGTCCACTCCAAAGACTTGAGTCGAGCCACTAATAGCTTCAACAGAACCTACTGTAGTGCTAGAGCCTGTAACAATCAGTGCGGCGGACGTTGGTCCTACTACAACAGTTGCGCGCGCACTCGCGCCGAGCGAGCCAGCGTTATTGAACTGTATCTGATGGGAGGCGCCTGCAGGGCTAGCGGTTGCGGTGATACCTGTTAACTTTGAACCGTTTCCATAAAAGCTAGATCCAGATATATTGAGCGAGCTTGAAATGTGAGCGCTATTAATCACGGTGTTTAAAGTATGTAAGGAAGAACCTGTAACACCCGAAGAGGCTGATACCTGAAGCGATGAAACCTTTCCTGGCACGCTTAAAGTAGGATTTGCCCAAGTTAGACCATCGAATGCATCAAGTGTATTAGTAGACGCTCCACCAAAGACTATGCGATTTGCAGCATAATTGTTGATGGGGACATTCGCCAACGTTTGACCATTACCGTAGAAATTGCTAGCTGAAATATTCGAAGAAGCTGATACATTACCGTATGTAATGATGTTTCTCATGACTGTGGTGTCTCGACCAAAGAGAGAGTCTCTCCCAATTGCAAGATCATTTGAAGCGCTTAAGTCGCCAGTAATTTGTAAAACAGCAGTTGATGCATCATAATTAAAGTTAAGCTTGTTGCTTCCGCTAAAAGTGGAACCGCTGTTGAACTGTATATTCATATCGACGCCGGACGGCGGATGTGTACTTATTATATTAGTTAAGCCAGAACCGTTGCCCACAAAAAGACTTGAGGAAACATGACCTGACGCCGAGACATTAACGGTAGTCAGCGTATTGGTATTGAATGTCAAATTTGAACTGCCGGCGAACGCTGAACCATTCTTGTACTGCAGTTGAGCATCAGAACCGCCAGGAGCCGTAAATGTTAGCGTATTCTGCATATACGTACCCAACACAGTCGCTGTAATCTTTTTTGTAGCGTTGCCTGCATCTGAATCCGCAATGATGAATAAATCACTGTTGCTTGTAGAAGCTTTGGTAGTTGCATCATTTGGGCTTACTTTAAGCTTGCCGACGATATGTGAAAGTCCGCCGGTCGTTGCCAAGTCTACAGCAACACCACTGGCACCAACTGTAATACTGTTTCCGCCTTGCACGGCTATCTTATTAGACGAGTCTTGTAGTCCGGATCCAAAATAGATATTAGAGGCAGAAAGCTGTCCGCTGACTTTATAGGGTTCGAGCGGAATATTAGTGAGGGCCGCGGCAGAACCAGAAAAGGAAGCAGTTAAAGTAACTCCGTTATAAATAAGATTACTATAACAAGTAGCTGTACCATCGCCATCTGAAACAATTACACGGCGCGCACCATCGCTAGCGATAGCAGTGAGGGCGCTGCCGGCTAAAGGATCGCCAGTAGTAGTATCGTAAAAGGCACTAGCCGAGACTGTGCTAGTAAAAGTTTTTACTCCTCCGATAGTTTGAGCACTGTAATCATCGACCATACTTTCGATTGAGCCGGTGGTGGAGTTTGAAAAGTTAACTTTTCCTTTTAGGGTATTATAAGCCATGCATATTTCCTCTTGCTATAAATAGGTAAAGATTACTTGTTTATTACTATGAAGGCACCAAAATTCGCATAATTTTCAGGATAGTATCTAAAATCGTGCCTATCGAGGATCTGAAATACCAATTCTTTCATACGAGGTGAGCCTCCTGTTACAATTTTTAAGGGGGTTTCGTTTGATAAAACAAAGTTCTCTACCCTTCTCTGCACTGAATCGTGATACATTCCATGTAGATCTAGGATTTTCATTTTACCTCTCACTTATATAAGTAGTACAAAAAAAAGGGCGCCCCCCATAAAGAGGGACGCCCAAGAGAAGAACGGTCTTCAAATGATATAAAAGTATATCCTAGAAGATGCCCCAAGAACCAGATGCGAGATACACCACTGACACAGCGGCGCCGCCGGTTTCAAGCTCAATGCTTTGAACGCCGTCGACTGTGTGTGCAGCATAGGTAGAGATCGTGAGATCAAATCCGCCCAGTGAAGCCGGAGCTTTAACATGAACGACATCACCTACAGTCGGAGCAGAAATTCCAGGTAATTCTAGATCCTGATCGCCAGCAAGTGCCGCGGCCGCTCTGTAGTTAAAACCTTCGACAAGGCTTTTCTGCGCGCCGAGCCCCCAGTCAGTTACGCTACCACCATCAGTAGAAAGAACACCGTTGGTAGCAGTAAGACCGGCACCAGCGATTGCAGCGGCATAATCAGCATAGCTATCTTTCTTAACAGCGTTGCCATCATTGGAATCGATGAAAGTGAAAGAATCAGCAGCGACGTCAACGACGCCAACAGTGGCTTCGTTTAAGTCAACACTAAGTACACCAGCACTGGCGGCAAGACCAGAACCAGCGATTGCAGCGGCATAATCAACCATTGAGTCACGCTTGACAAGCTGGTCCGTTCCATCGAGATAGTAGAAACTATCTTCAGCTAGCGTAATCGCAACGTCAGCAACACCATAAAGGTGCATGGACCCGGAGAACGTCGACGCGCCATTAACAAATAATGTGCTAGAAGCAGACAAAGATGTAGCCTGCACAGAAGACTGGGATGCAGCACCGATGGGAGTACCATCGACAGAACCGCCGTTGATATCAACAGTGGTAAGAATACCCATGTCAGCAACGGTGATACCAGCGTTTGTCCAGTTGCTAGACATGCTAGTGATACCGAGAGCGTTGATAGTATCAACGTCACGGCTGGCATCAAGGACAAGAGCCTTGTTAGCAGCACCAGTACCATCTGTGATACCGTCTAGTTTCTCTAGATCGGTTTCGTTCAAGTCGGCAGAGCCGATGATGAAAGAAGTACCAGCAGTGATAGCGGCACCAGCAGTGATAGCGGCAGAAGCAGCTACCGATGTAGCTGCGACTTGACCAGACCCACCATAGATGACGGCTCTGTCATTGACAACAGTATTGCCAACAGCAGCATCGAGCACGTTAATCTCTGCAGCGGTAGCCTCGACCGCGGTGCCTTGAATCCTAAGCTTGTCTTTTTTTACGTCGAAAAAGCTAGAACCAGAAACAATCGCGGCTGCGAGGTTTGATGATGCATCGATTACTGTGGCGCCTCCGATTTTGAGTACACCGGAGTCCTCAATGTCGATGTTTCCCTCTTGTTCGAGTGACCCCGACATCTTTGCCGCGCCAATTTGAAATTTATAAGCCATTAAATAAACCCTCCATATTAAGTTATTTTTTTGTTATAATGTGACACCTAGAGCCTATAGAGACCCCAGTGTGTCGCTCTTAATTAGTACCTTGAGGGTTCTATTTTATTAATAGATAAAGTATTTATTGGAGCCGTTGCAATAAAGCTGGATAGATGAGTAGGGAGACTCCAAAACTATCGAATTTTGTCCGTCAATTGTTTGTGATCCGGAGGCTAAAATAGTTACATTGTTTGTATTTGCGGCGCCGTATTCATCCTTTACAACATATGTTTGACCGTTGCCGAGGAGGCTTGCGCCAGGCAGCCTAATAGATAAAGGTCCATTCTGTGTACTGGCGCCAATATAATAATCAGTGGTCGATGCTGTGATTGATGTGTTGGTGAACCGTCGCGACAGTATGAGTCCGCCGGCTATTGTTAAAACATTACTCTGAAAAGAAAATGCTGAAGAACCTGATATATTCCCGTCACCTTGTTTAACCTGTACAGAGTAGGTTGGACCTATAGGATTTGCGCCGGCGCCAGAAATACCAGTTAACTGGCTGCCGTCGCCATAAAAAATAGAAGCAGATACGCCGGCGCTAGCGGTCAAGGCGCCGTTCAAATTGAGTACAGAACCGTTGAAAGTAAGGTTCGATTCTCCTACCATCTGATTAGCATTTGCACCAACGGTCAGCAAATTGTCGGCTGTTGCGTTGGCTACAATACGCGGGATGTTGGCGATGTCAGTGCCGTTACCGTAAAGAAGAGTGCCGGAAACAGTGTTTGCCTCAAGTGCATTTAGATCTGCAAAATAAACCGTTCTAGCATCAATTGTTCCTGATAATGCGTTATAGCCCACTTGTTTATACTCCCCTTATATTATATAGGTAGTATTAATACACAAACCAGTTCGTTCCATCCGTATATAAGTTGATGGCTGGCATTGTGCCAGATAATTCATAATAACCATTGGACTCAATGCTATTTGGGGCGGACGCGCTTATAGAAATGATACCAGAGCGAGAGCTTACTTGATCTTTGATCACTATAACTTGTCCCTGTCCCGCGGCAGACGCCGAATGTAGGCGCAGCGCAACGTTGCCGGCGGCCGTAATTCCGATTATGTGAGACTGGGCACTCGAAGTCCAAGAGGTTACCGCCATGGCGGTGTAATTTGTCCTGTGTCCGGAACCACTAAAGATAATCTGATCTGAAGTGGTGTCAACGCTGAACAGCGGATATGTACTAACTTCACCAACGAACATACTACCGGTACGGATATGTTTATCATCGTTAGTATTACCGAACGTTGTAGAACCTGTAGAATCGATGCGTGTTACATCTTTAATATGAAAATGACTTGCACTAATTGTGCCTGTCACAACCAACGTCCCAGTCAGTACAAGAGTGCTAGCCGCTAGCCCTCCAACTGCAGCATGATGATACATAAAATTGTAAGACCCAGAGGTGTCTCCGGCTCCCGACATAAACTGTACGGATCCAGTTGGACCGAATGCTGCGCCATGATCGTCGGGGGTTATATACGCCCAGTTAAACGTTGCCATTGTTAACCCACTCCGGCGGAACCGCTCCAAGAGGGTCCATCTACACCCGAGCAACTCTCTGGTCTGATGTTTGTAAGTCCTGCTACAACTGAAACATCTCCAGTGCCGGCGCCTTTAATCCAGAGTTGGCTAATTTTAACTTCCATACTGATCTCTGTTCCCGCGGCGAGGAGAAAATATTCTGTGCCACTTAAGCCGGCTTCCGAGAAAGCTATTTGCATACCAACGCTAGCATGAGTATTTCTGACGGTAACCCAACTTGTTACATCTGGGAACGAAAGTGCTACTGCGGAAGTAGAGGTTGCCGCGGTGTATGCCCAAGGTCTTCCGCTAACCTGATATGAGCCGACGTTGTTTAAGCCGGGTGCTGCCCATGATGAATATGCCATTTGAAACTCCTAATGTATTAATACAATATAAATAGTAGCTATCTACTTCTATTGCTTTCTTGTCTATGTTCTAAATAGTCAATAATCTCTTCTTCTGCGACTTTCTATCGCTCTTTGTTTTTTTCTTTCGTCACTTCGGCGCTGTCTTTCGGCGCGGATTTGCTTTTCTTTCTTTTTTACAGAAGGCTTTTTATAAAATTTCCGATCTTTTATCTCTTCAATGATCCGGGCTTTTTTAGTCTTATTGATGAATTTGCGAATCATCTTCTCGGGGTTGCCACGACATTCTTTCGCATGAACAACAATATTGGCTTTTTTCATTTTATCCTACTTTATCGCTTGCCAAATTTTTGACGCGCCGCCGACTAAAGAAGAAATGTCAACGCCAGAGTCTGTAGGATTCCCTAAATCTGCGTGGGTCTGTTGAGAGTCACTGCTTCTCATAGGCTCTGTGCCCTCAAAGAGATCAACGCCATTGTATGCGCTCTTTCCCATCGATTTCATTATTTTCTTTCTATGTTCTTCCATTTTCACTTTTGTCTCTGCGGTCTTACGTTTCATTTGCAAGTCTTCTGTAAATAACCTTTCTTTCTTCTTATGAGTCTTTTCTACTACCAGATTTCCTTGCAGTCCTTTTGCCACCTCTGCAACCACATTTGATAAAAGACCTTCTTCAATAAGGACTTCATGGATACACTCCTTTACCAAAGGCTTGATGAGTTGTTTTAGTTCTGTCTTTTTCATATTTTCCTCTTTTTAATTCCTGCTAATTTCTGCCACTGCTCTGTGACAGATTCTGAAAGTATTAGTGTGCCTTGTCTAGGCTCAATATTTTCTTTTGCGCGGCTTTTCTTACGGGCGGCGCGCGATGCTTTATTTCGCTTCTTTTTGGCGGTTTTTTGTTTTGCGGTTGCTTCGGGAGTTCTTGCCGTATCTCGGGATGAACCTGGCGCGGGTGCTGGGGCTGGGGCGGGTGCTGGGGCACTATCAGGTGCCGCGGGAGGTGCCTTATCTGTGTCCGGTTGGAACTCGTGACCTAATTTAGCCAAAGCCTTCACAAATGCCGTTTTCTTGGGCTCTTTTAGTCCGAGAATCCAGTCGCGGGCGCGCTTGGCATCTTCGGGGCTACCTTCTAAGTGTGGCAGAGCTTTCTTTGCATTGACCGCAGCCCACTTTGCATGGGGTCCCTCGCCGGTCTCGCCACCTTCGTCGGCAGCTTCACGCTTACAATTTGCTTGATTGGCTGTCTCTCGCAGCTGGACATAGCTTTCAAACGTTTCGCCGAGGCGAGTTTTCCATAACTTAATTAGAAACTTTACATAGTCATAGAAGGGATCGCGAAACGCTTTCTTGAGTTTCTCCTCAAAAATCACATAAGCCTCATCTGCCTCTACTCGGTGTTTGCCCTCCAATCGTTGTTGCTGCCACACCTCTTTCATTCCTTCATACAAAGGGGGGATCACGTCAAAACCTTCTTCTTCTAACGAACCTATAATTACCAATGTGGGCGTCGTGTTGTCTGGATTAATAAGTTTAAAATCTTGTTTCAAAACCCTTAAGGGGATTTTGGGGCACTTCTTCTTTTTGTTACGTCTGAACTTGGGAAGACCAATCTCGTTCAATTTAGATTTATGTGAATTTGAAACTCCTTCTGCGGCTCTAGAGCGTTCCACGGGCGGTGTTGCGGGTGCTTCGGTGTCTGCAGGCGCTGGTTCTTCTACCGATCTATTAGCTTCTCTTCCGGACCTAATGACGTTTTTTGCGGCGCCGACTAGTCCAGTGGCCGGCGCTCTGTATGGTTTATCTCCTCCTAGGAGGCCGGCTTCCTTATTGTAGATCTTTTCGAGGGATTCATTTAGATCAGCTTTGCCCGTCCTCCAATCGTTTTCGATAGCGGCATAGGATTTTCCTTTATATCTCTCATTTAAATATCTCAAGACCATCACATCGATGGCGCCCGGGCTGCTTATTGTTGGGGCGCCTGTAAAAACTGCGGCTTTTCCATCTTCAGCCAACTCAATCTTATTTGCGTCTTCTTTCCAAGCGTCTGCTACTGTTTTAGCTTTAGATTCTAAACTAGCCCAGCGCTCCTTGTCAGTGGGGCTCACCTCGCTGCGTCCCAAATACCAATATGCCAACCCACTCATTGTTTGCACTGGAGTTTGGACGCCGGTTTGTTTCGCCATGCCGGTCAGAGTTATCATCCAATCACGCAAATCATTTAATTCAGCGAGGTTTTTGTTGTTAGCTATCACATACTGCTTTTTAACTTCAACCGGTTTTTTTGTCCAATCGGGCAAGTTGGACATCCCTTTCCAGGCGGCTTCTTGATCCTTAAAGCTAAGTTGTCCATGGGGTCCGGCGCCGACTTTAGAAGCGATTGTGCTGCCTGCATCGGTGAACTTCTTCCCTAGTGCCTTGCCCATGTCCGAGGCTTTTGCGGCGTCCCACTTCTTGCTAGCGCGACTAGCAAGGTCCTTGGTACGACCAAAGAGTTCTTCGAGCCTCTCTTCTTCGTTTAAGAACTCATTCCAATCGTCGTGAAACTGGTTAGCCTCATCACTCATCGTCTAGGACCTCATTTAACAAACGATAAATGCGGTCAGACTTAGTAAATACTTCGTTCTTATATTCTTTGGCTTCTTTCATCATAAATGCGCCAGGAGTCGAAGGCTCCGATACCACATCAAAACAAATCAACTGGAAATCATCTTCTACGATAGTCTGTCCATTGTTCTCTGTTACTGATCCCATTCCTCTCGAAGAGATCCCAATAGCGCAACCGCCCTCAACGAGCGACCTTAGAATCTTGCCAGAAGGTGTTTCAAGCACCTTAATCTTACCCATCACTTTCTTGTCTTCCATCCAACAGGACGTTACAAGATGGGAAGCATTCTTAAGGTTGATTACGGAGTCATCAGGATGATCAAGTTCACCTAGCGCTCTACGGTCTTGTACGAGCTTTTGGTAATTCTTTACTTCTTTTTGCAAAACTGAAGAAGGATACATGCGACCGTTGCCATTGACAGTTTCAGCCATCTGCATAATGCCAGATAGAATCATGCCGCCATCTGTCACAAACTTCTTTTCCTCTTCAGTGAGAAGATCTTGACAAACGCCGCCTTCGCATAGTTCATAATATTCTCGTAATAATACTTTACTCATTATTTAATCCTTAATAAAAAAGCGGGCGTTACCCGCTCGAGTCAGCAGCCTGACTTACAAAGCCTAACAGGCTGCAGCATCCATTTTCTAGTCCACGTGTTGTTCATTAGATATCTCCATTTTAGGTGAGTGTTGAATCCCGGTATCTCCGAAAACCATATTCAAAACATAAGATGTTCCAGATGATAACCAGCCGAGAATAAAGAAGTTAGCGACACTAACGTCAAAATTAAATAGTTCGGTGTATGGAGAAAGTAACATCAAAAACCAACCTACATGGTATCCCATACACATTGGGCAATTAAATAACTTCCCATATCCTCTAAATGAACCTTTCGCTGGTCTTATTTTTTTAAGAACAGGATGCTCGCTGAAGACTAGAATTTGTGTGAGCCCGTAGGCTGCCAATATAAATGTTAATAGTTCCATTATTATCCTGCGTTGGTCTTTGCGGCGATGTTGCCAGTGGAGCCACCCAAGTTTTGGCTAGACAACCACAGGTTAACTGCCTTATCCATATCTTCTATAGGTTCATCCGGGGCGGCTTGAGCCATTTGTTCTATCTTTGGCATTATGTTTGTAATGAACGCATCTTCAAGTTTATCATCAATGAGTTCTTCAAAGCCATCATCCAGATTAAATAAAGCTAGCACAGGATTATCTTTGGTTTTCACATCGGGTTGCTGGGCATATATCTGGAATATCTTAGCTACAGTTCCTCCGACTGTTGCGGTTTTGCCAAGGGCGGCTATGGCGGTGGCGAGTCCGCCGGTTACGAGAGTCGCAGCTAGCGTGAACCCAACACCACCTAATATCTTCAGTAATTCTTTTTTGCGTTCTGCTGTTACTTCGCCGGCGGCCATTTCTTTGGCAGCTTCAATAGAATTTTTTAAGGTGCGCCACGTCGTTCCTTGAGCAGCTTCTTCTTCCTCCGCGGTTTCAGTTATGAAGCTTTCCCAGCTTTCCATTATCAATTTCATTTCAGACATAAGAGTCCCCTATACTGTATACAGATAATTGAGTGCATATGGGCTTCTTATAAACCCGGGGCGGATAGATCCTTGCTCATCGCGTTGAGGTACCTCTCCAAGCTCTGTGGAGTCAGTCTTGTCAGGATGGGTTATTGCTTCATCATCCATTGCAATGATTGCTTCGGTAGCTTCAAAGTATGGACGCTCTTCATCAATAAAGCTAGAAATGTTTACGAGAGCCAATTGAGCAGACTCGATTCCCTCTTTAAAGGGAGTCTGCAAATCCGCCACTAATGCGCCGAAGAAGGCGCCTGTCTGGATGGATTCCGGGAGAACAATGCCGCGCTTATATAAAAACGTGAACAATCGGTTTTGGGCGCCATACACCAAATCGTTTAAAGATTCTTTAGGGAAGGCTAAAACTTTATTTGTAGTAGGAGATAAAACTATATCGATATCTCCATGATCAAAAATCATCAGATCTCCGTTAAGAGCCTTGCGGACATTCATCTCGAGTCTAACTATTGAAGATTCTTCTCCTTTCTTGATTATGATCTTAATTGCCATTGTTATTGATTTCCTTTACAAGCGCCTGTGTTTTTAGTATAGAAAATATGACCCCTTCTTCTACCCCGTGTGTACGATAGGCATCCAGCTTCTCAATTACCTGCTCTGTCTTTGACACCAATTCTTTGTCGCTAGTTGTTAGCTTGTCTTTTAAAGACGATACAAGTGCCTCTTTCAAAGAAGCAATTTCTGTATTTAAAAACGTTTTAAGTTGTATACCATTATCAGCAAAGGAGGTAATGTAGTGACCCAGGAGGGTCTTTTGATTCTCTAATAATTCGTCCTTGTATTTCTCGTTAAATCTCTTGACAAAAGAGGTCATGATCAGATTGTCAATAGGCTCCATTGTCTCTTGTTTGGTCTCTGATAATGTCATGTTTTCGATAATATTATTTTCAAGGATAACTGTGCTTTTGGGCGATGGTTTATCGGAAAACATTTGTGCTATGGACGCCAGAGTTTTATAGTTGGGAACAAAATTATTAAATACTGCTGGTGTCAACTCCTTGTTAACATCTGCGATAAGTTTACTTTGGCTTAAAAATAAGCCTTCTGTATCTAACGAACGGCTAGCGAGTTTTGCTTCTTTTACGATCTTCTCTGCTATGTCTCTCCGGAGATTTTGGTTCTCATACAGAGACCGATAGTTTTGGAGGTCTCTGTATAATACAGACCCTGGAACAAAATGCTTTTTAATAATTGAAACAACTTTCTCTTTAGTGCCATGGCTTTCTTTTATGATTGCCACAGTCGCTTCGCGTATAAGTGCTTCAAACACGAATGCTGTATTACGCTTTTTGTTGTGTTTTATCTTCATCTTGTTGCTCCGTTAATATTTCTTTCTCTTCGAGACCCTCGATCAGAGATCGAATAGAATCATTGAGTTCGAATAATTTATCCTCTTCTGATTTCTCTTTCAATTTATAAATAGATTGATCTCGCTCATAAAGACTTGCTAAACCGTGCATTCCTGTTAGGGTGTTAAGATCTGTCATACCAGGAAAGGTGTTTCGAAGTGTCGAACTACTCTTTTCTTTAGAGCCGGCCGCGGCTATTGAGCGCCTTCTGGCGCCTGCCGGGCGTTTGTCTGTCTTAACCGGATTATACTTTGCGCCTCCCGCATAAGTATGAACATCGCGTGAGCCGGGAGGTACCGCCAATAGAGCAGACTCTGCTGCGGCATCTCCTGC